GCTGCCGAGCGCGTAGCACGTTCATTATCTGTTTTTGCAAGTTCTACTAGTTCTTTTTGAGATTCTTCAATTGCATTTAAACTATCATTTTCTTCTTCAATAGTTTTATCTATTTTCTTCTGTTGAAGTGATGAAAATACTTGAACGGCAGTTAATTCGGTAATTTTTTTAGAATCATCAATTATAGCATTAGCTATAGAACCTAAATGACTATTTGAAATTTTTTGAGATTCAAGCAATTTACTAAACCCAGTTTCCTGTGTTTTAGTATTTTCTCTAGTGCTAGAATTAACCGAACTATTACTTGTTCTTTTTACCATGATAGTTTATCTCTTTTGTGATTCTAACCGTTGTTTTTCTTCTTCTAAATACTGTATGAGCATAGCTGTATAAATTTCACGTTCAAAGGGAATCATATTTTCAATTTCCCCTAAACTATATTTGTGGTACTGCATAAGTGCAAAGTTTGTTTTATAATAATTATGCAGACTATCATGATATAAGCAAATTAGAAAAAAGATTCGAGGCCTTTAATAACCTGTTCATGATCTTTTTTGCAAACTGGACATGCATACTTTACAGTTTCTTCAAGCTTTGGCATTGTATCAAAAAATTGCTGAAGTTTACCAAATTGCTGTTGTGTTAAATTATCAACGAATTCACGAACTTCTTTTGCTGTTTGTTCTTTAGTTGAGTAAACTTCGTTGCTATCATAGATAGAATCAATGCATTGGCATATAATTTCAAATACTAATTCAATATTTTCATTACCCATGCCTTCCATTTTCTTAATAAGATCAAGAGTTGGGTATTTCATAATAACACCAACATCATTAAATAAAAGAATAGTCTTTTGATGATCTTTCGGCACTTCTACTTTTACTTTAGTTAAATCAATAGAGTATTTAATTTTAGCTTTATCGTCTTCGCACGTATCGCACTTTAAGACAATATCTACGATTTCACCAACCGACTTAGCTCTGAGTTGTGTAAAAATATATTCAACATCAAAAATTGCTAAATCATTAATGTTAATCTTATCCATAATACATGATTCGATGATAAACTTTAAAGTTTCAATCATTGTATCTGGATCTTCACTTTGTTGAGCAATCAATAAAGCCTTTTCTTCTTTTACAAGGAAAGGTCTGTACGTGACAGCTTTATTAGTTGAAGGAATAGTCAATTTGTATCGCGGCGCTTGGGCCATTGGTAATGCCATTATTATTTTCCTTTTCGAATATCATCAAGCATTTTGCTCAATTCAGTTGTGCTACCAAGAAAGATAGCGTTATTAGTCACTTTTGCAATTTCTTTAGATTCACCTTTAGGGTAATCTATCAATTGTTTCTTTTTATGTAAATCAAGTAATTGATGATTAATATCAGAAAGATGTTTCATCAATCCACCAACTACTTCAAATGCTCTAGGGTGTTCGCTTTGTTTTGCAACATCTAATGCATGCATTAGCGCGTCTTGCCCTTGATTTAATATAGAATGTAAATTACTTCTAGTTGTTTCATAGTCATAGTCCAATGCTTCATTTTTTGGAGCAATGGCTGTTCCATCTTTTGCTATAATATCTACTTTACCAATAGGTTCTACTTCGAACACTTGGCTTAAGTTATCATCAATATTCATAATTTTATTTTACTGTAGTTGGCGTATCATCGTTATTATTATTAATTTTTGCAGTCTTTTCTTGTGTTCTACCATATGCTGAAACACCAAGAATAGCGCCGAAAGCTAAATGAATGAAGCCGCCATTATCAAGTGTTAATGACTTCCAGGTATCTATTTCTATGCCTCTTAATCTTAGATATAGCACAAACGCAGGTGCTAATACAAAGTCAAAAATATTGATTGCCATATACGTCCATCCCATTGCTGGGCGCCATAATTTTTGTATCCAATGTTCATCGTTCATGAATATGTTACTCCTGTGTTTGTTTCTATGCCTTGTCGTTCTAATTGTCTAATCGCATTGCTATACGCTATATTGTCATTAATTCTTTGTTGGTATTCTTGATTATTAGAATAATATAACTCGTTAGTTATTGAATCCATACTTATAGCAGTTTTTGCGTATTGCTGCAATGTAGGCTCTTTACCGTTAGTCAATTCCGGCTTTATTGTATTTGGTGTATCATCAGTATCATTAATACCTTGATTATAATTATAGTGATTTTTATATGCAAAAGTAACTGCTAATCTCATTACATCTTTAGAATTATTATCCAATGAAATTGCTTGTACTGATTTAGGATATGCTTCATTTAATACAGATACATACGTATCACGATTCTGTGTATCTTGAACTCTAATAAACATTGTAGTAGCGTATTGATCATAATATCCAGCAAGCCTAGTTGACGGATTTATAACTATAGACATCCATTCATCAAATACTTTTTTAACTAACATTTTACTATCAACTAAAAACGTTAATGTTATATTCTCAAAAGTTCTATCGGAAACCATTTCTCTAATTTCACCATATGTTCTAATTGGTTGAGTGACAGCTGTAATGCCAGGTAATGTGGCTTGTTCGCAAAATAAATGAACGATGTCAAATTCTTTGTACAAGTTTGGCATTCCGCTCGGAATAGATAATTCTACAGTAAATCTATTTTGTCTCGCCAATCCTCCTTCTTTAATTTGCGAAATAAATTTTGATAATAGTTCTGCCATTACAATCCTCCAGTATTTTTCCAGACTTGCGAAGAAGAAGCTTTTGTAAAACTTTCCACTGGCAACATCATTGCAGTAACCCAATCTGTTGGGGATATTAATTTAGTTGGTGTCATTACATGATCATAGAGATACGATTTTACACAGTGCTCGGCTAACGTGTGTTTTGAGATTCCACTAATTATATTCCAAGAATATTTAAGCCTAGTAGTTTCATCTAAATTCTTAGTCGACTTAAATTTTAAAAGATTATCCAATAAAACTACTCTAAATTTATATGATAAATAATGCATGTTCAGTCCAGTAAAGCCCTTTTCTGATGTAGCAAATGGAAATACCATTGGAAATCTGTCATAGTATGGCAAAGTTTCTTTATACTTTGGATCATAGAAAAACATATAAAGACTACCTGGTTTAATAGTATTTACTGTACTTCCGGAATTTGTATACAATCCACGCGGTTTAATACCTTCTTTAGTTAAAAGAATAGCCTGCTGTCTAAACCAACTTCTTGAATTATTTACAATCGATTGGTCAAATTGATGCCTTTCAAAAACATCTAGCATACTTTTTGGAGGTGTCATTTTATTCCTAGGTGATGTTCAGTTAGTATTATAAAATCCCACTGTCTATCATTTGCATATCTTGTTGCTGCTTTCCATTTTGATTCATTTATGCCCCAAGTTAGTACGTCCTGTATATAGCGTTTACTTCTTTTAGATGGAGGAACTGGAGGCCGTGTTTGTGCATCTGGTTTTACTTCTACTAAATAAGTCTTAAGATTACCGTCTTTTGTTTGAACTTTAATTTTAAAATCTATAAAATATCTATGATGTTTATTGTCAACTGGAGACACATACGGAACAATAGTCTCTTCTGAACTCCAATTAATAACTGAGGAATTCTTATCACACCATAGCGCAAATTTTGTTTCCCAGCTAGATCTCATAATAATGTTAGTATGATCTCCAATATACTTCTCTGGATGTATTGGTTTGTACTTGCGCTTGTGAAACATTTATAAATATACTATAGCTAATATTAACTATTTATAGGAATTTGAATGGCAACAGCAGAATCAGGAATTTCAGCAGCAAATGCTATTCCCAAAAACAACTATGCGCCTAAATCTTTTGAGTCTAATCAAAATAAATACGCAGTGGAAGGTTATTCATACCCCGAAAATTTGATGGGGCATATGGCTGAATACGGCAGTAATTATGTCTTATTTTACATAAATGTAAATGAAGCTTCAAAAATGCTTGAAAATCCAGCTGCGGGTTTAACAGTGGATATTGATACCAATGAACGAATAAAAAAGGGAATAACTGGTAAGGAATATAGTACTGCTAGCATTTTGGCAGTACAGACTGCAATTGGAGCTACTCAAGGAACAGCTGCTGGCGGAGTACTTGCCGGCGCACTTGCCGATAAATTAGGCAAAGGAGCAATTGTTGGTGGATTAATTGGTGCAGCAGTACAGGGCGGAGGCGCAGCAGCTATAGCTGCAAATGCATCTGGATTTTCACGTGCGCAGAAGAGATTAAAAACAGCAATTGCTCTTCACGTCCCAAATCAATTATCTATTAGATATGGTGCTAATTGGAGTGATGAAGAAACATTTGGAATGCAAGCAGCTCAAACTGGAATCGAAATTGCTAAAGCATTGGCAACAAGTAGTGGGTCTATTGCTGATAACGCTAAAACTGCTGCTAAAGGAATTTCAGGTATTGCAGCATCAGTTGCATTAACTAAAGGACCCAATGCCGGAGCAATATCAGCAATGTCTGGTTTAGCTGCAAATCCAATGAAAGAACAAATATTCAAAGGTATAGATTTTAGAACATTCAGTGTCGATTATAGTTTTTCTCCTAGAAATGCCGCAGAATCTCGTGGCGTATTAAACATTATTGCAGCGTTTAAATACCATATGCATCCAGAATATAAAGATGCTAATAATTTCTTGTTTCTATACCCATCGGAATTCGACATAGTGTATTACCATAATGGCGCTGAGAATATGAATATTCATAGACACACTTCCTGTGTATTGACAGAAATGCAAGTAAATTATACTCCTAATGGTAATTTTACAACGTTTGCTGGTGGTATGCCAACGCAAATTAATATCACTATGGCATTTAAAGAACTTACTATTCTTACTAAAGAACTTATTGCACAAGGCCTATAATGTATTTCGCAAATTTTCCAAAAATAGTATATGATTTTGACACTACAGCTGGCACTAACTACCAAATTGTAACTGACATTACTCGTAATGTTAGGTTCCGTAAAAAGATTCTAGAAAATATTAGTTTGTATGATTATTATGATGTAAGAGAAGGTGAAACTCCAGAAATAGTATCAGAAAAGATTTACGGCACACCGTATTATCATTGGGTAATAATGTTAGCTAATCAACGTTATGACTATATTAATGATTTTCCAATAAGTCAACTTGAATTAGATGCACTAGTTGAACAACGATATGGCCTCAGTAAGATAGAACATATACATCATTACGCATACAAGGGTTTTATTCGGGAAGGTGTGAATATTTTAGTTCTTAGAGAGTCTGCTTTGCTTGGTGGTGGTATTGGTAGCATTGCTGTTGGAGAAATACTAGTTAGTCAAACAAATGGATATGTTGGAAGAGTTGATAACATTTTAGTAGCATCTAATAATGAAACTATTACGCTATCAGTATCTTTGCGAAACGGTAAATTTGCGCCAAACGAAACTGTCACTATACAAAATGAAAACACATTTGCCGAAGTGCAAACATGCACTATACCAGAGAATTACACAACAAC